CCAGTAAACTCACGTTGATGTGCAACAATAGCTTTGCGTTCATGTATAGCAAACCATTTCAAGTTGAAGTCTTCAGTGTGCTTGCCAAGCTGCACTGGCAAGTTGCGTAATAAACACTCTGGCTCTTCACGACCTGTCTTAATCTTCCACAGTTCGAGCCAATGTCCTTCCATAATTTTGGTGCAGTCACTGCCACCAATGAAACCTTTACGTTCCATATTACGTTCTCCTTTTATTTTTATTATATTACAAAATTTATCACGATTTCCGTGTTGTGTAAAATAATTTATTTATTTATTTTGATATTATCATGCTGTTCGATCAACCGCTTCAGCATAGCTTCGGCTGCTGGCTCGCTATATGTATGCCGCAGCAGCCGAGCGTATGCGTTGCGGTGTGGATCGAGATCAGCCTCAGTAAGTAGGTTTTTGTCAATCATTTCAACGGCTTGTCTGCCCCATAAATATTGATGACCAACTGAGTCTCTTTCTTTGATACGTTTTGCCATGATTGCCAGAGTATCAGGAGCCCAGCTTCTGCTGGCCTCCCTCTGCTTTCTTCGATCATCGGCATAGATTTCACGAGAGGAACGGCTCAAGCTCTGAGACCATACCTCATCTTGTACAGCACGAGTTACTGATTTCATTTTGCAATCCAATATTCTTTATATCGTTTGCCGTCATCACTAATAATAGTGTCACTATCTATTGCTACACCAGATTGTTTTAGATCATGGATTCTTGATGCTAAACGAAAGCATCGAAATAAATCTAATGCTTCCCATGCTGTAATACGTCTACCTGTTTCAAGGTATTCCTTAATCTGTTTGTTCTGAGATTCCATTCTCGTTCTCCTTTTTTGTTTTAACAATTTCTTGCCAGTCTTTTTTAGTTTCCCACTCTGGCTTTAAGTGGACTTGTGGCAATACATCTTCAAGAATAAGTTGTACTGCAATATGGGTTGCATTCATAAACCCTTCATTTATGTAACCCATTTCTTCTGCATCAATGAGACCATTTGTGTCATCATCAATCATTTCTTTTACACGATTAAAATATTTATCAATAGCTTCGTCAACATGTTGTTGAACTGTTTTTGCTGTTAAATATTGTATAGCTCTATCTGAAACTAAATCCATGACTTGCATTTCCATTGCTCGCCATAACTCGTTATCAGTAAACTTTATTTCATTTGTTATTATCTTCTGAGCCATGTTCGTTCTCCATGATCTGTTTAAATTTATCGCCACTCATTATGACTAGCGTTTGCGGAGTTCCTCTCCGTCTTTTATAGAATGCAATATCCCTGCCTTCTAATACTTTGAAAGGGCTAGGGAAGGATGCACTATCACGATACTTTACCTCACCTACCATTTCAAGTCCTTTGATTTCGAGCTTGATGTCACCAGAATATTCTCCTCCCAAACTGCCTGAGAGGGGTTGGCGTTTCGCTTTGATTTGTGCTTTGATTTTGTTGAGCCAGTCGACAAACCATTTTTCATGGTATGTTCCTTTGCTCTTGTTACGGTTTGCCATCTGTCCTCCTCATAACAGTTCAAACAAATGTACCAGTGCTTCTGCGTAGATCTGCCACTATTGTTTTTAAGTATAGCAACAAACCATTCAGTATTACTTTCGCAGCTGACGCACGTTATTTTTGCTGGTTTTTTTCTTGACCTCGATGTCATAACCTAAAGCTTCTAACCAACACATAAGAAAAAATCCAGACGGAACTCTTTTGTGCTGCTCCCATTTATGAATCAATGATTCGGTACAACCTATTATATTTGCCAGCTGCGGCTGGCTTAGTCCTTGATCATGTCTCGCATTAATGAGCATCTCAATCATCTCATTGTAATTGTGAGACAGTCTAGTGTTTGCCAACTAAAAATTTATATCCTCTTCATTATCAAAGAAACCAAGTCCCTGGCATTCTTCGCAAATTTCAGTGGCACTATCTATATATCCTACATCCCTGTCAAATCCGTGGGATTTGGGTACATCATATTCAATGTACCCATCACCACCACATTCTTGACAAGTTTTAATAGGGGATCTCATCATCGATGTCATTGCTACTCTCCGCAAGTATTTGAGCTTGATATATTTCATCAAGCTGTTCGACCGCATGCTCTTCCCACACATTGGTAGCACGATTTACCCATTTGTCACGATCAAATCTTGGATTGGTTCGTGCAAGTTCATCAGCAATCTTTTCGATTCCTGTCGGCCAGTGCAAGTGTGGCGTGATATAATCAGCAAGAAACTCGAAATCTCTGCGAGTAAATCTTGGTGTTGATCTTTTAGCCATCAGTATCTCCTTTCATAATGATGTCTGCTTTTCTATCTCTATCGAGAGACTCGATTAGAGATTGCAAAGCAGTAACACGTTTGTTCTGGAGTTTTATCCAGTCACTAGCTTGTTGCTTACTCAACGGTAATGTGACAGTGAAAGCAGCATCTTTTGCTTTTGATATCATTTCACCATGTTCCTTAACTTCAGCTTCAATCTGTAGTTGGAAAGCTTGTTCAGCTAAGAAGTTTAGTTTCCACAACTGCTTTGCAGTTGCTGCTTGTTTATTTAAATCAAACATTAATCCATCCTCGTTATGTAGTGTTGATTGCCTAGTGTTGGTATTGCCATGACTGAATAAGGATAGAAGTAAATCTCACCTTCTTCAGTGTGCCATGACATAAACGGATACATTGGTGAGTCTTCTGGATGACGAAGAACACCTTCGTTATCTATCTCACCAGTTAGTTTTCTACCCTTGATACCCATGCCCGATCTAGCTTCATACTGTTGATGAAGATAGTCAAACAAAGTTTCTTGAATAGCAAAACTAGTACGTCTTAGATTCCATTCCGTTATCCAAAGCGGAATGAATCCACCCCAACCCATCATTTGATGTGTTGTCATGTCAGGGTATTTCTTTTCATTATATGTAATTATCATTTCATTCTCCTTTCTTGATAAAAATCCCAGCTGTATTTTGCTGTACGTTTATAGTTAGGCTCGAGCCGTTGGCTCGAAGGTGACCATGCCCAGCTTTGCTGGAATAGCATGGCACACTATTTTTACTAACATAAAAAATTTGAGCAGTTTTACACCATGCTCAGGGTTTCCTTTCAGTGGTTTGTTATATAGGGTAGAGCCGTGTGACTCTACCCTTGGTAGTTAAGAAGCTTTTTTCTTCTGCTTCTGAGGTTCTTCTACTGTGTTAGCTGAGTCAGTCTGGATACCGAGTGCCGCTAACATCTGTTCTGCGTCCTGAGGTATGGACGTATTCGGAACTACGTTCTGAGTACCGAAGTTGTATCCAGCTGGAGAGTTGTAAGGTACATAGTGTTCACCTGTCTCTTGCAGATACAAGGCTTGGAGATCAGCATATAGAGTCTCGAGATACTCATGCTTCTGGGTCGCTGCTTGTGCTTCACCAGCTGCACCTCGAATCTGGTTGTTGCTGATCTCTGTGCCATCTCTGTGTCGGTAAGCCAACTCGGCCTTACGCTTCATGCTTGCAGCGTAAGCCTCGGAGCTATCTCCTGTCTTACCGATATGTAGGTAAAATGTCCCATCGAGCAGCTTCTCAAGCATTATCTTTCTGACGTAGCTCATACCGTCACTCTCTGCGAACTGCTTTTCTTCATTGTCCCATTTCTCGAACGGTGCTGATAATTGCTTGATTGCTACTACGATTTCGTTTGAAATTGTTTCGATATCCATTTCTTTTTTCTCCTTATGTATATCTGTTACAGTATGCACATTCTTGTATGCATAAGGATAATCAAGGCTAACGAATCTGATGAATGCAGGGATCTTGACCAGCCGCGCTGGCGAACGGCTCGTAACGTCATCTTGTATGACGTAACGAACGGATCGTCCTTGCATTCATCTGATACGTAAGCCCAACTGGAAGTTATTATTGTAAGATTGTGTGTAATGAATAGATACATGATCTCTGAGTGTGTCTATCCCCTGTCACTTTAGCTTACTACGGTGGTCGATGGCACAAACGAGCCTTGCCCAAGCAAGGTCGTCAGTCCATCGAACCGCCCAAGCTAGATATAGATGGGATAGACCCATCGAAGTGATCATTCGGTAGAATTACGTGTCAATACTATATGTTGTGTGTAACGTGTGTCATTATACTAATGACCCTACGTCACATATTGACACAATCCATCGTTTTGGTGTCCAAATGGGGGGGAGAGAGGGAGAGGGGGGGCTACAGAGGATCACCATGAATAATCTTATCAATACTAAGAAACTGACACCAAAACAGCTGGCTTTGGTTGATACACTCGTATCAAAAGGTTGCTCTATCACTCAGGCCGCTAAAGAAGCTGGGTATGCTGATGGTGACTCAGGTAGAGTGACTGCTAGCAAGGCTCTAAAGCAACCTCATGTGCAACAGTACATGATGCAGTGTGTGACAGAACAGTTAGGTATGAATGCTACGATTGCTGCTAGTAGGGTGATGAAGCTCGCAACAGGAGCGAAGAGTGAGTATGTGCAGCTCGAGGCGAGCAAGGACATACTCGATCGAGCGGGATTCAAACCGATAGATCGATCTCAGGTACAGTTGGCTGGTGATATCCGTGTGAGCATAGATCTGGGGTAGACCCCCTCATAGGTTTGCACATGTACTCTAGCACAGACACAGGGGTCAAAACTAGGACACTTGTTACTGTTACTTCTCTTCCCCCAGCATTTTTTTCCTACAAAGTATTTTGTGCGTTTGAAAAAATATATTTTTAGTGTAAGGGTGGATTTATGTTTAATTGGTTAAAGAGATTGTGGCATGGCAAAAACTCCAGCGTGGCAGAGGAAAGAGGGAAAGAATCCCAAGGGCGGTCTAAACGCGAAGGGTCGAGCAAGTTACAAGGGGGGAACACTAAAGCCTCCAGTCAAAAGCGGAGACAATCCTCGAAGGGCAAGCTTCCTAGCAAGAATGGGGGGAGCAAGGGGGCCAGAAAGAGACAGCAAGGGAAAACCAACACGTCTTCTTCTCAGCCTAAGAGCGTGGGGAGCATCAAGCAAAGCGGACGCAAGGGCAAAGGCCAGAGCAATAAGTCGAAGAAACAAAGCTAAGAAAGGAAAAGCATAATGCCAATGGGTAAAGGAACATATGGTGATAAGGTTGGAAGACCTAAGAAAAAGAAATCTATGTTAACAAAGAAGCAGAAGACATTGCCACCAGCTTTGAAAAGAAAGATTATTAAGGCTAAGTCTGGTAGCTCTTACTAAGATGGCTAAGAAGAAAAAGAGTTTGTTAAAACTGACTAAGCGTCAGGAGCAAACTATGAAGCGTCATAGTGAGCATCATACTCCCAAGCATATGAAGGTAATGAGGACTGCAATGCTAAAAGGTTCTACCTTTGGTGAGGCTCATAAGTTAGCAAAGAAAAAGGTTGGTGACTAATGGCAGTTAATGCAGCTGGTAATTATACTAAGCCAAAGATGAGAAAGTCTTTGTTTCAAAGGATCAAAGCAAGGGCTACACATGGTACGGCTGCTGGTCAGTGGTCTGCTCGAAAGGCTCAGTTACTTGCCAAGGAATATAAAAAACGTGGTGGAGGATATAAATAATGACGTTTAAAATTGAATGCGCTAGTGCAGATACTTTTGTTACTACGGTAAGACAATTAATGTATCAAGAAGTTTCATTTGTTTCTAAGGTCGATGATCTTGGTTACTATACAATTTGGTTGTTGGAAAGACCTGAAAATGAAAGCATCACAAAAATCGCTGCTTAATTGGGGCAAGCAAAAGTGGCGCACCAAGTCTGGCAAAAAG